ACATACTTAGGTGAAGAGATGATCACGGATTGCTTATCCTGTCCTTTCACCGGTATCACCCTGGAAGCATCAAATCTCCTGGCAAATTCATACACCTCAGTGGTGTTGTATCCGGTGTCCACTGCCATGAGTTTCATGGGAAGCAGTACGCCATCATCTCTCTTCCAGGACTCGTTCACTATATCTGCAAGTTTATCCCACACGTTTTTGGAAGATGTATCACCCAAAAGCACCCTGTAGTCCAGGGAATAGCTGATCTTTTTCCGGCACCATCCTACTATTTCAATTTCTATCCTGTCTTTCTGTACATCCGCACCACCTGTTATGAATACCACATCTTTCTTTGGAGCATTCAATGGTAGCTTCTCCCTTCGATCATAGAGAGCTGTCCAGGCAGGTGCATCACCCTTCTCCTTCCAGGTTTCACCCAGGATAGTGTTGATGAACACACGGAGAAGATTGGTATCTTCCTGGGCTTTCTCCCACATGTCAGCGATCTCTGCCCAAGACATCCATCCCAGGGGAGAATATAATGAATTCAGATGAAATCCAATTCTATCATCACATCTCTTCTCAGGCACCATTGATCTCCATTCACCATCCAGGAGCATGGTAGTCTTGCTTCTCTCTTCGATCATGGCACCACAGGAACTACAACAATATTGTGCTGATTCTGTATGACCTTTATCCCAAATTAGATATTCAAATATGAGTTCCTGCATCTCTCCACAATGAGGGCAGGGTACAAAGTATTTCCTCTGATCCGTGTTGTCAAATTCCTTCTGAATGATGCTGACACCTTCCACCGTGGGAGTGGACAGCTTGAATATCTTCTTCCTGCTTCCAAAGGTGGATGTCCTTTTCTCTGCCAGTGACACCGGTGATCCTTCATTGTCCAGGTTCTGAGGATAGGCATCCACTTCATCCAGGATAAGCACCCTCACCGGTCTTGACCTGAGTGATGATGCTGAATTGGCACCTGAGAGCACCAAAATACCCCCTGGAAATCTCTTCACAAGTTTGGTATTACCTGAATCCTTTTCCCTTGCAGGTCTTACCTTCATCCTTAACACCTCACAATGTTCTATCATGGGATCAATACGGCTTTCAGAGATGGCTCTACTCGTTTCCACGGTGGGCATCACATACATGATGGGAGTGGGTGAGATGTCAATATAACAGCCTACGGCATTCAGAGCAGCTTCAGTGAATCCAAGTTGAACACCCTTAGCAGTGATCACCTCTTTGGTCAAGGATGTGGGTGATAAGGCATCCATGATCTCCTTCAGATAGGGTGTCCTGGTGGTTCTCCATAGTCCTGGCTCTGCCGCTGACTCTGATGTGAGGTACCTGTTGGCATCAGCCCACTGAGATACAGTGATCTTCCTGACCGGTCTGAGTCCTTCTAAAAAGCCTGATATCAGTGACATTTGTCTTTTTTTGCTGAAATATGTTCAAGTACCACAAAGGAAAAGATACACATATCATCATCTAACCCTGCCCTGTTTTCAAGTACATAGGTGATCTCCACCCTTATGGACTGACCACTATAGACATCCTGTAGCATATCATATTCGTGAAGATATACCCAATCACCCACCTGAAAATCTCTATCATTTCTCCTGAGTTCAAATGTCTTAACCCCTGTTTTGATCTGATCAAAAAAAGGCTGCACACATATTAATTTATGCCTTTTATGCTGATTCTTTTTCATTACTTTTGGCTTTAGTGGTTTTCCTGACATCTATTTATCTTTTCAAATTCAATAACCCATACCCAGGGATTTGATGGTAATTGTTTTTTACCATTAATTTTATCCCAAAGTGATAGAAATGAATTAGAAGGATGCAGATATCCATTGCCCTTATGCAATTTCCCATAATAATCTTTGTAAATCAATTGCCCTTTCTCTTTCCTGGCTTCAACACCTTCAGCAAGAGCGTCTTTTTCTGTTATATCCTGAAGCCTTTCCATTTTAACACTTTTGACCTGAAGAAGTATCCTTGATGCAATCTTTGGCATAAATATTAAAGGTTTCCACTTGTATGGATAACCAATTCGCACATATTCTTTTCTAATTTCTTCTGTATCCAAATTACTATCTGCCTTATAAACAAAGCGACTGTCCATACCTGCCATGCAATGTTCAGGTTCTAATATAGTAAAGGTTTCTCTGACCCAAAGGATGTCACCTACCTCAAAGGATTTAAACAACCTGAAACCTTTGGAAAGTTGATTGGCACCTTCTTCCATCCAACAAGCTCTACCTTCGCATTCGTGTTCTATTACACATAATAGAGGAACTTTTGGTTGTGGTTTTATAATTCTCCTGGTCATGGTTTTCCTACCTTGCAGGATTGCCTGTACCATTGGTGTGCTGAATAAAATTGGTTTTTCCATTGTTTTTTTGTTTATTGAATAGTAATATGATTCTTAACGCATTTCAAAACATCAGTAAAGACTGAGAGCCGGTGTGTGTCATGGTCACCGGCTTCAAGTGTTTATTGGTGTTTTAGATGTGATATGAAATTCATGGTCACCACATTCTTCAGGACATGATACCTTGAATCCAGGCTCACAGGCACTGCAATCCTCACAGCATGGCATGAGATCACTTAATTCACAGGCACATTCACCATCAGAGAACAAGCCTTCAAAGCTATTTGCCTTGAGATAATTGGATACTATTGTTTTTACATCCATTTTTATTGATTTTATTGGTTTATAGTCACGATTGCTGCATGAATGGCATCATCCGTGGCATTGAAGTGTGCATCCACCCTCTTTACTTCCTCAAATTCACATATACAGATATTTGCAATGTCCACCAGGCACTCCTTATTGCCTGATTCTGCATATATTTCTATTCTTTTACGGATGCTTCCTATCCTGTCATATTGTGGTTTACCAGGTTGATGGAGTACTCCATACCTGAGTGCTCCCATGATCAGCCGGTTCCTCATCAGATTTTCAAAGTTTTCTGACCATTCAGTCTGTTTCAAGGATTCCAGGGATGGCATAGCTCTGATCTCTTTATCAGGAAGATCACACTTCCATCTCCATAAGTTATCAATGAAATATTGCTCAGGTGAATTTGAATCTGTCATTTTCTTGAATTATAGTTGTAGAAAAAGGAAAATCAGTATCCGGTACTTGCTGTATTGCTTCCAACAATCCACTGGATGAAGTGAATACTATACACTTTTCTCCCCTATTTTCGATCTGAAGACACAAGCACTTTCCGGCTCCTCTATCATGGTATGATGGTATTTTTGAATCCTCAATTTTGTAATCATGTACTATTATCTCCTTGTTTAAAATTTTGGACATCTTTACTTTGTCACCAACAAATGATTTAGATTTTACCTTTATTCCAAATTGCTTAAAACTGTTCATTTAACAACTTTTTAATTAAATGTTTACTATCACAATGCTTTGCCCAACCACGGTATGATGCAATAGAAGCTGCATTTTTTCTATTAACAAGCATCCGTGCAAAATTTTGTTTAATACTTTTCCTCAATCGGGTGTGAGTGTGAAAGAAAACATACCCCACAAAATCAATTCCCCTGGCATCAACCGGAAATACCTGGTAATTATCTTTTACCGTCAATTTCAACCGGTCTTGCATATAAATCCGAATATCAGAAAGTATCTGATGTAAATATGGTTTGTCCTCAGAGAGGATCACCAGGTCATCTGCATACCGGAAATAATACTTCACTTTTTTTTGTTCCTTAAGCCAATGATCAAAATAGGTAAAGTAAAAATTAGCAAAATATTGACTGAGGTAATTACCAATTGGAAGTCCGTCTGTACTATCAATTATCTCATCCAATAGCCATAAAAGATCATTATCTTTCAGTTTTCTTCTTAGGAGTTGCTTCAATATTGCATGATCCACATTAGGATAGAACTTTCTCACATCCAATTTTAAGCAGAATTGTGTGTTTTCTTTCTCCTTTAGTGCTTTTTTAACAGCATTTGCTGTAGCATGAATA